CGGAGCTTTACAGATAATAAGCTGGAGTTTCCTAGCGGATTACGACGGCAAACTGACGTATGGAGTGCGGAATGAAAACACCTGAAGAGTTGGCGCATTACTATGCCGATAGGTTGCACAAGCGCATAGCTCACAGCGATGTCTTTGTTGAGGGTTTCCTCGCTGGCTACCAAGCCGCAACGCCTCAGTGGATCTCGGTGAAGGATCGGTTGCCGGATGAGGAAGAATGGGTTTTGGTAGATAGCTATGATGTTGTTCAAAGAATAAAGCGTCCGTTAGTAGGGTTGAAAAAGGCGACCAATGGTCGGATTACAGGAACTTATAAATGGAAAACCACCTTTGGCTTGTATGTAGAGCTCGTATCCTTTTGGATGCCGCTACCTAAGCCACCGGAGGAATAATGGGAATCGAGCATAGGATGAAAGACGAAAATGAGGATAACTTCTGGAAGTGTCCGTTTTGTGGCGCTGTTGAGGAGTTTAATCCTGACATGCCTAAGAATCGTAAGGTTACTTGTAATGAGTGCGAGGATGAGTCATCTCCGCATGAAAACTTAGCTACCTGGGAAGATTTCTGGGTTTATTGCCAGAGCTTAAAGCATATCTAATGGATGAGATTAACCAGCGTATTGTATGGAGCCCTCAAAAAGGGCCTCAAGAGATGTTGGTTAATTGTCCTATCACTCTTATTGGCTACGGTGGCGCTCGAGGTGGCGGTAAAACTGATGGAGTGCTGGGGAAGTTTGCTGTTAAGCAAGAGCAGCTAGGAGATGCGTTTAACGCTATATTCTTTCGTAAGGAACTACCCCAGGCAGACGATCTTATCGAGCGTGCCAAGCAAATATACTTACCGCTCAATGCTCATTGGCAGGACCAAAAGAAGCAGTTTACGTTTCCTAATGGCGGTCGGTTGCGGTTTAGACCGTTGGCTGATGATGCCGATGCTGAGAAATACCAGGGTCAGAATCTCTCAGATTGCGCTATTGAAGAGGCGGGTAACTACGCTAGTCCATCCCCTATCTTTAAGCTGTTTGGAGCGTTGCGAGGTAAGGGGAATCCTCAGATTATTCTGACCTTCAACCCTGGCGGCGTTGGCCACGGCTGGCTCAAAGAGCTGTTTGTTAAGCCAGCTCCTAATGGGAAGAAGATTCTAGTTAAGTCCCTGCCTAATGGCTCATCCTTTGACTACATTTATATCCCCAGCCGAATTGGTGATAACAGGATTTTATTAGCGCAAGACCCTGAATATATAAACAGATTGCACATGGTTGGTTCGCCTGAGCTTGTGCGAGCGTGGCTAGAAGGAGACTTTGAGATTCATGAGGGTAGCTACTTTCCTGAGTTCAGCAGCAAAAGCATTATTGCACCTTTTAATATACCTAAACATTGGCCTCGTTATCTTGGTTATGACTGGGGCTATCGTTCTCCTTTTGCCGCTGTTTGGGGTGCTGTTAGTTCTGGACGGGATGACCACGGGAATGAAGTCCCGTATCCAAAAGGAGCAATCATCATCTATCGGGAAATGCACGGAAAAGGCGTTGATAATAAAGAACAAGCTGCAAGAATCGCAGCAGCCGGAAGGGATGAGAAGGTCCATGCCGCTGCCGACCCGTCTATATTTAATACGCAAGGAGGACCAAGCATAGCTGACCAGATGCACTCCGTGTTTGCATCCTATGGCCATCCTCAGTTCAGGCCTGCCGACAATGACCGCATCTCAGGCTGGTCCCAGATAAGACAGAGGTTGGTAGCTAAGACTCCTTTATTGTATATTACCACCAACTGCCCGTACTTATTAGAGACGTTACCGGCACTGTCAATTAGCAAGAGGAACCCAGAAGATGCTGATTCAGAAGGTGACGATCATTGCTGTGACGCTTTACGGTATCTCTGTAAGGAGCGGCTGATTGATAGCAAGTGGGAACAACCTGCTGAAGTGTTCAATAAAGGTGTGATTAAGTTACAGGCGTACATCGCTAGAATGAGAGCGCAACGAGGAAAAGCAACGATATGAAAATTCAGCATAAGCCACTTGTTGAGCGATTCTCTGGCAATTACTGGAAGTCTGAAATAACTAAAGCTGAAGAGCGTTCCAAGAAGTTCATTGAACTGGCTGAAGAGTCTATTCGTGTTTATAACGCTCAGAAACAAGTCGGAGTGCTAAATGATGCAGAGCGACGAATTAATAGTTGGTGGTATTGTGTTAATACTCTTCTTCCTGCTTACTACTCCTCGACGCCGAAAGCGGAAGTAACGCTACGCAAGCGAACAGGTGGAGTTGTTGAAGAGCTTGCAGCTACCATCCTTGAGCGCAACATTCAGTATCGAATGGATAATGAATTCCCTTTTGATTACGTTGGTTATAATTCAGCTCTACAATTCTTACTAACTGGTCGAGCGGTACTCTGGGCTCGCTATGGTGTTGAGATTGAAAAAGAGCTTGTTGAGATGGCGTGTTTCCAAGCTCCAGATGGTCAGCTTATTGACCAGAATGGCCAAGCAGTAACGCAAGAGATTAAAGAACAACGTCAAGGACCAGGCAGTATTATTCTTGTTACTGTAGAGATTGAAAGGAAGGATGACGAAGAGGCGGTTCTCGATATTGTTCAATATAACGATTACTATTGTTCTGATGCTCGTAATGAGACCGAAGTAGAGTGGCGTTGTAAGCGAGCTTATTTAACTCGTGAGCAAGCAGAAAGGCTTTTTGATAATGATGGAGTCGCAATCTCGCAAGAGCTTACTTATGACTCGTTTCCAGACCAAGATAAGAAGGATTGGAACAAAGACCACAGCAGGTATGAGGGTAAAGCTGAAGTCTATGAGATTTGGTGTGAAGAGACTGAAAAGGTTTATTGGGGCCATAAGAACCACGAGAAGTTTATCTTTCACACGAGTGAGCCACCGATTGAGTTTGAAGGGTTTTATCCTTGCAGTATTATTGCTCAGAGTGTTGATCCTGATTCCGTTATCCCTGTTTCTGATTATGCTCACGTCAAAGACCAGGTTCTCGAGATCGAGCGTCTTACGACTCGTATCCATGCAGTCACGCAAGCTATCCGTACGAACTTTCTCTACGATGCGGCGCTTGGAGACCAGGTTGAGCAACTTTTAAATGGAGATTTGAAAGGCACTCCTGTTATCAACTGGCCTTCATATAAGAGCCGTGGTGGTGTTTCTAATGGCGTTGAGTTTATGGACATCGCACCATACGTCAACGCTCTGCAAATTTTACAAGGCGCTAGAGAAACTGCGCTTCAGCAGCTTTATGAAACGCTTAAAGTATCAGACTTATTGCGTGGCACATCACAGCAATACAAGTCTGCTACAGCTAATAGGCTTGAATCTCAATGGTCCTCTCTTGGACTTGTTGTGCGGCAGAATATGTTCTGCAAGTTCATCTCTGACTCAATATCCAATCTTGGCACGATTATTGCGTCACAGTTTGAGGCAGAAGAAGTTCTTGATGTAGGCGATGCCGATAATTTAATTTACCCAATCCTTCCACCTCCTCCAGAGCCACCACCTGCTCCACCGATACCTGAAGGTATGGACCCAAGCATGATGCCTCCACCTCCTCCAATGCCACAGTATGACCCAATGGCAGAGGTAGAGAATATCAAGATGCAGATTATGGAAGTTCTCAGAGATGAGGACAAGCGATGCTACCGAATACGGATAGCATCTGACTCAATGATTGCGATTGATCAAGCTCAGGACCAGCAAGAAGGACAAGTTCTCATGCAGACTGCTGGGGAATACTTCAATGCAATGAAAGGACTTATTGAGCAGTATCCTCCACTGATGGATTTTTCAATCTCGTTGTTCCAAAACATGATTAAGCGATTTAAGGGAAGTAAGGAGCTTGATGGTCTCTTTTCGAAAGCGCTCGCACAAATTGGCGATATTGCGAAAGCAAAAGAGGAGGCAGCGAAGCAACCACCTCCTCCAGACCCTGTTATGCAAGAAATGCAAGCAAGGATGCAAATTGCACAGGTTGAAAGCCAAGCTCGTATACAGGCGACTCAAATACAAGTTCAGGACGCTCATGAAAAGAATATGCTTGCGTATCAAGAGCAGCAAATGAAAATGGCTCGTGACCAGTTTGAGATGCAACTGGCAGCGCAGAAGCAGCAGTTTGATGAGTACATTAAGCAGCAACAATTAGTAATTGAACAACAGATTGCTCAAGCCAAGCAAGGCGGCGTGCAGGTTGATTTGTTGAAGGTTCAGTCTCAAGCTGAAAATGAATCAGCTAAACATGCTATTACTCAAGAAACCAATCGAATGTCTCAGATTCTTGAGATTCAAAAGCTCGAGCTCGAACAAATGCGAGTACGGTTGTCAGAGTCTGAGAAGCTCATGGAAGAGCGCAGATTGGCATCCGAGCAGCAGCTTGAGCGATTACGGACAACGATGGAAGCGGCTAAAGTAGGAGCTACTCAATCACAGCAACCGATTGTAATTAACAATGTAATACCAAAGCAGGGCAAGAAAGTTGGTAAAGTTACGCTTGATGAGCTTGGAAACCCTAGCATTGAGATTGCTAATGTTGACGAAGGACAATAACAGTGTCTGACAATGTTAATGTATCCAACAGTCCGACCAGTATAAATCCAGATATACCTGTACGGACTATTGATAAAGCTGGAGAGCAAACTCAAGTTGTCGCTATTGATTATGGTGGCGCTGGTGCTGAAGACTTAACCGTTCCAGACTTCGCCACAGAAACTACTCTCGCCAGTATTAACGCATCATTGGCGCAAGGAATTACCGCCGATGTTGCTACTGATATTCTTGGCGTTTCTGTCAGTGGTACTAGAAACAATGTAATTGAAATATCATTCTTTGAGTCATTTGATAGTGATGTTGTGACTATTGATACTGCAAGAGGCGGCAGTGCTACGATTGCAGATGGTCATGCAAGGTTTCGTACAGGAACTAATGCGACTGGCGAATCTTCAGCGCAAAGTGTTTATTTATGTAAATATAGACCAGCAAACGAAGAGTATTGCTTTTTCACCGCTGGGTTTACTGCTCCAGATGCCAATGCAGTGCAACGGATTGGATTGTATGACACCAACAATGGTTTCTTTTTAGGATATGAAGGAACTTCGTTTGGAGTTACTCGGAGAAGTGACGGCACAAATTATACAACTGCTAGAGCAAGCTGGAACGGAGATCCACTTGACGGTTCCGGCAGTAGTACTTTTACTCGCAATGGCGTTCCAGAAGCTATTAATTTTGAGAATCAGAACTTATTTAGAATTAGGTTTGCGTGGCTTGGCAGTGCTCCAGTTAAGTTTGAAGTGCTTTCACCAGATGAATCATGGGTATGTTTTCACACCATCCGAGCGCCTAATTTAAGTTTTGGGCCAACTATTGAGAATCCTAATCTTCCAGCACGTATAGAAGTAGTAAAAACATCAGGCACCGCAGATGTTTCGCTTTATTGCGGCTGTATGGCCGCAGGAACCACAAGCTATTATTTCCCAATTACTGAAACACTTAATGAGCAAACATTAGCTGCATTAACTCGCTCAGTGATTACAGGAGAAACTACAGCGGGAGGCGGTGGGTTTGTTAATGTAAAAGTAAATCCATCTGGCGCATTAAGTATATCTCTTGGAGATATTGATGGCGCAGTTGGACAGGAAACAATGGCAAACAGCTTGCCAGTAGTTATTGCAAGCGACCAAAGTGCGGTTCCCATATCTGACAACGGCGGGTCAATCACTATTGATGGAACTGTTGCCGCTACTCAGTCTGGAACTTGGAACATTGCAAACGTAACTGGTACGGTATCGCTTCCTACTGGAGCAGCGACTGAATCAACTCTTTCTACGC